ATGTTTATATCTTCAGCTTGCTTTTCCTCTAATGGATTTGACTTTGGTAATTCTAATAACTCATAACCATCTTCCTTTGCAACTATGCGAGTGTTCTTTTCATAATCAAACTTATTATCAAGTTCTAATACTTTAAGTAATGCATCGTTATCCGTTTTAGGTAAAGTCTTAAATAATAACTTAATGGCTACTTTTGCCTGCATCATATTAAATACATCCGTTCCGTTATTGTAAGGCGAGTATTGACTTGTTCCTGATTTACTCAACTTCTGTATTTTATCTAATTCGTTTTTATGTACCACAACAAACAAAGGTTCTATTCCTTCTATTTGAGCAATGGCGTAAACTGCTACAAGTTTTCCCCTATCGCCCTCCATTGTTGGTTTGTGTTTAATGAACTCCTTTGTGCCATACTCATATTCAAATGAATCATTTTCATAAACACTTTGCATACGAATACTTTTTAACTTTGGATTTCTATATGCGATTTCAATTAAACCTTTATAACCAATAATTGGTGTGGCGTCCATTCCACCTTTATTACCATAAGGCAATATGTAACCAAATCCTTCTGGTGTGTTAAATGGTAAGCCTATTTCTGCAAAGTATAATATACTACCAAATAATGATTGTGGATTACACTTTAATAGATCAGGCGTTTTCTTTACCGCATTTAATACTTTAACCATAAACTCTTTTGAGGATATGCCGTATTTTGTCCCAAGTAAGTCTGTAACTGTTTTCTCATACTTACCTAATTGATTTTGGAATACCATTATAGGTGCTTCCTGCTTTTGAACGATGTTTGTTTCCATGTTTGTTTATTTTTTAGTTAAAATCTATTGCTATTGCCACAAATGGTAATCCGATAAACAATATCTTATCGTCATACACTAATATGAGCCCTATTGACCACATTGGCAAGAATTCTATTTTGGGTAATTTATTTTTCATTTTTATATTATTAAGATAAAATTGTTATTCTAATTGATGAATCTTTAATGTTCATGAATTCATCTAAGTTTCCTAACTCATAACATTCTTTTAAAATCTCAAATTCATTGTAATCGCACCAATAGTTGTTATCATAACTCCACTTTAATAAATCGAGACCCATACGATACTGCTTACGACCATATTCAACCATTTCATCATCTAACACATATAGGCTAACTTGATAAGGTGGTTGTTTTTCCATTGCGGCGAATACATAGTTTTCTTTATTAGCAAAATCCATATAATAAGCTGCAGATATACTATAACCATAAGAGTAAACATCTGATTTGAATTTCTTTGGACTACTATCTAAACATGATTTTAAATCTGTAATAGTACTTTTGTTATTTGAAAAACTATCTGGTCTTAATCTAATCTTTAAACCCGTCTTCTCATCTGTAGTGTATATACTTAACTCCCTATGACTATCTTTAATCAATTCCGTTAAGATATTATTATTCATAGCGTTTTCAGCAATCTGTTGAATCATTTCCATTTCATCTTCAAATAAAACCGTTTTGCCTTCTGCAGTTGCCATAAAGGCTTCGTATCCTGCTTTACCCTCTTTTGTTCGTTTATCAAATTTAGGACCTATAAGATAGTTTTGATTAAACAATTCAGGTTCTAATACAATCTCATGAATTGCAGAACCTATTGAAAAGTGTCTTTCAGGTTCTTGTTTTCTAACTTCTACATACTTCTTGTAGTAATACATTTTAGGACTCTTTAAAAATGTCTTAATGTCTGATGAGGCTAGGTAATCCTTTTTTCCTAAGTATTCAGGGAATGTGTCTTTGAAATACTCGATTTTTGATTTGTTTGTTTGCATATATATAGATTTAAAATTAACACTTAACTTACTTTGCAAAAATAACAATATTATACAATCGTATAAGATTATTCTTTATTATTTATTAACAATTCCCGCTGTGATTCTTCTGCAGTTTTGTATATAAATACTTTTTCAATTCCCTCATTTAAAGCTCTTGATATTTTAATTGCAATAGGTAGGGAAATACATCTCCTTTGACCCTTTATGATTTTGCTTAAATGTGTGGTACCAATGCCAGTAATATCTGACAATTCTTGTTGAGTCATTTCTTTTTCAGTCAAAAGCTTCATTACATTGTTACTATGCAATTTATCCTTTGGTTTCTTTTCTTTAATTACTTTCTTTTTCATTTTCTTATTTTAATTACTATAAATCAAATACATTTTTTAAAACGGAACATCTTCCTCATTATCATTTCTTTTTAGGAAATCATTATTATCCTTTATTCCACTATTAGTATTTGGTTCATTATCTGAGGTTTTATTATCTTGCACAAATGTATTAGAATCATTTCTAAAATCCATACTATGGTTCGTTAATTTTGTTTGTGAACCTATAAATTTTAATGGTATCTCTCCCAAGCTTCCGTTTCTATGCTTGGCAATCAATAACATAAATAAACCATTTGAATCTATTGTATGACCCGCTATCTCATATTGCTCTATGCCGTAATACTCTGGTCTGTAACAAAACAAAACCATATCCGCATCTTGTTCTATTTGTCCTGATTCCCTTAAATCTGAAAGACCTGGTTTCTTATCAGGCTTATTTTCAACACCCCTATTTAATTGACTTAATGCTATAACGGGTAAATCTAATTCTTTTGCCAATGATTTTAAACCCCTACTAATCTCTGCAATCTCTTGTTCTCTACTTGCGATATTTAATCCACTTCTCATTAACTGCAAGTAATCAATAACAATCAATTTAACCTTTTGTTCCTTAACCATTTTTCGAGACTTTGATTTCAACTCTATCAAACTAATATTTGGAGTATCATCTATGAATATAGGAGCCTTATACAAAGGCTGACACGCTCCATCTATGTAAGCTATCTCAGATTTATTGAGTTGATTCTTAATGATCTTTGATACGTCTACGCCACTCAAACTACTCTGTATCCTTCCGCCCAACTGCCTACTACTCATCTCTAAACTAAAAATTAGAACGGGTATGTTATCTCTTAATGCTGGTTCTATTGCCATACTTACCGCGGCTGCAGTTTTGCCCATTGAAGGTCTACCTGCCAATATAATTAAATCTGCCTTTTGCCAACCATTAGTTAAGTTATCAACCATTCTTAAGTGAGATGGAACGCCACTCTTAATACCCTTTTCTGCAATATTCAAACTATCTATTATCATGTCGGAGTGAATACTACCAATATTTGAAATCTCATATCTCAATATTTCCTTTAAACCATTATCTAAAGATGCTTGAAGCTCACTAAAGGTTTCAAACACATCGTCTCCATATGATATAACCTTTTGAATACTTGTGGTGCAAGTGTGTATGATGTATCGCTTTAAATAGTTTTCCTGTAAAATTTTAATGTGGAACTCTAAGTTAGCCGAACTCGCTACTCTGTTGGTAAGATTACTAACATAATAGGCGCCACCTACCTCTTCTAAATATCCGTTTTCTTTTAGGTGTGAGCAAACTGTAAGAATATCTATACCTGAGTTCTTTCTGTATAGATGCATAATGGCTCTACATATGAGTTGATGGCTTTTATTGTAAAATAATAATTCATCTAACTCAGATATCACAGAGTGGGCGGGTTGTTCTAATATTATGGCACCCAATATTGCCTTTTCAATCTCATCAACTTTTGGAGCTTCAATATCAAGTGAATGAATTAGTTGTTCCGGTCTTTCATTTTTTTTCTTGTATGCCATTTGACTGTCTTATTTTTAAAATTTTATCTAACTTGTTTTCAACTGAAATCAATAATTTCATTGCCCTATTTTCACCCAGTGTGTCTATATACAACAAATCACTTTCCGTAGGCTCGTAATCATCTCCTCGTAATAAGATTTTCATTATTCTCATTTCGTTCAAAGAAAAATTTATCATCTACCTTTCATAAAATTACTATGTATTTGATTTAGCATTTCCTTTTTATCTGGAACATCTCCATACTCCAAATGATGCTCTCTACAAAGAGCCATTAAGTTTTCAATGGCATCTTTGCTTGAGCTCCCACCCATTCCCCTTGCTTCAATATGATGTATATCTTGGGCGTAAGCGCCACATATTTCGCAGAAACAATCTTGAGGTATCTTAAAGTTGAAATACTTCATATAAACCTTAGTGTGATTTTTCATTAGTATTTAATTTTGAACAAACCCCATAAAACGGAAATACTTCTTTCTTTCTTTGGCATTTCTATTAAAGGTGTATCCGCAAATGGCTTATAATCTTCTTTAAACTTTTTCGGAAAACGCTTCTTACTTAATTGAGCTATATACTTTCTCCTTGATTCAATAATCCTTCTTGAATGTATTGGTTCTATCTTATCAACATTTATTTGGTATAAACCCCTACCAACTCTTTTAACTATATTAACCCTTAATATATCAGTTGATGTCGTTGATGATACGCCATGCTTTTTCTGTAAAGCCTTTACATCTTTAGCCAAAAGTCTACCTTTTGATTTCTTAATTAGATCTACATACTCTTGCGCTGCGTCTTGGTATTTTTTTATTAGCTCTGGTGTCATATTTTTATTTTTTAGTTGTTGGTTATTAGTCCCTATAAATTGGAATTAGTTCTAAATCTTTACTGTAAAAAGCATTAAAGCGTTTCTTAAAGTAATCTGTTGCATGAATAAATTTTTTCCCTTTCGTAATCAACCATTCGTTTTCATAAATCGTTGAGGTTAGTTTTGTGAAAATATTTGTGTATTCTAAAAACAATAAACCATTACTTAGTTGTAGGTTTTCATCATAAATTTTAACTGTAGCGTTATCTTTTGCTCTACTGCAAAATTGCCCAAATTTAAAATCATAATCTGTTCCTAAAAACTTTTCCCAACTTTGTCTTAAGTTTTCATCAAACACTAATTGCTTCTTTTTGATTTTATCATCTATAATGATAATCTCATTCTTTGTTTCTTTTTTTTCTTTCTTCATATTATTTATTTTTATTGGTTATTTTTTAAAAAAACTTTATCTACTTGATACATGAACGCATCCTCGATAGAAGCCTCTATTTCTTGCTGTGCTTCTGCGTATGTGTCGTGTATTTTATTAGACAATAATACTTTATGAATATCTTTGAACTCGTAAAGTGTTTCTTTGGCATTTGTAATTAAGTGCAATTTTACTGCTACAAATTTCTCTTTCATTCTTATTTGTTTTTATTGGTTAGTTTTTTTCGCTTTTTTTTTAAATATTCTTCATAATCAATAATGGCATCATTTAATCTGCTTAAATAAAATTTTACATTATTTAATTCATCAAAAATTCTATTCTTCTTTACTTTGCTCATACTTATTTGTTTTTATAAGTTACTTGTTAGGTTATGAGATGTTTCGTAAAATTTATC